AAAAGTGACCATAAACTCTCCTGAATCAGGAGAGCAGATTACCCCCTGGATCTGATTTCAGGCGTTGGGTGTGGATCACTATTGCACCGTTCGTGACAACAGGAAGCTATGGGCCTGCTTAGGTGACGTCTCTCGTCAGGTTGAATGGCATGGTCGCTGGCTGGATGCAGAAAGCTGGAAGTGTGTGTTTACCGCAGCATTAAAGCAGCAGGATGTTGTTCCTAACCTTGCCGGGAATGGCTTTGTGGTAATAGGCCAGCCAACCAGCAGGATGCGTGTAAGCGAATTTGCGGAGCTATTAGAGCTTATACAGGCATTCGGTACAGAGCGTGGCGTTAAGTGGTCAGACGAAGCGCGCTGGCTCTCGAATGGAAAGCGCGATGGGGAGATCGGGCTGCATGACTATCAAATCAAATACGCCAGCACACGACAAGGACTGCTGGCAAACGCCGCTTTGGCTTTTTGATGCACTGGATATTGAGTTTGGATTCTGGCTGGATTCGGCAGCGAGCGACAAAAACGCTCTGTGCGCTCACTGGCTAACTGAGGCTGACGACGCGCTAAATTCTGAGTGGATAAGCCACGGTGCAATCTGGAATAACCCACCGTACAGCAATATCAGGCCGTGGGTGGAAAAAGCCGCTGAGCAGTGCATACAACAGCGACAGACGGTAGTGATGCTTGTGCCAGAGGATATGTCTGTCGGATGGTTCAGCAAGGCTCTGGAGAGTGTTGACGAAGTTCGTATTATCACTGATGGACGGATTAATTTTATCGAACCATCGACAGGGCTGGAGAAGAAGGGAAACAGCAAAGGCTCCATGCTGCTGATTTGGCGACCGTTCATTAGTCCTCGACGGATGTTTACTATCGTATCCAAAGCGGCATTGATGGCGATCGGGCAGGGCGTCAGGAGGGCGACATGAGGCGACAACGACGAAGTTTCACCGACATCATCTGCGAAAACTGCAAATACCTTCCAACGAAACGCTCCAGAAATAAACGCAAGCCAATCCCAAAAGAATCTGACGTAAAAACCTTCAACTACACGGCTCACCTGTGGGATATCCGGTGGCTAAGACATCGTGCGAGGAATACAAGGTGATTGACCCAAATCGAAGTTACGAACAAGAAAGCGTCGAGCGGGCTTTAACGTGCGCTAATTGCGGTCAGAAGCTGCATGTGCTGGAAGTTCACGTGTGTGAGCACTGCTGTGCAGAGCTGATGAGCGATTCGAATAGCTCGATGCACGAGGAAGAAGATGATGGCTAAACCAGCGCGAAGACGATGTAAAAACGATGAATGTCGGGAATGGTTTCACCCTGCATTCGCTAATCAGTGGTGGTGCTCTCCAGAGTGTGGAACCAAGATAGCACTCGAACGACGAAGTAAAGAACGCGAAAAAGCGGAAAAAGCAGCAGAGAAGAAACGACGACGAGAGGAGCAGAAACAGAAAGATAAACTTAAGATTCGAAAACTCGCCTTAAAGCCCCGCAGTTACTGGATTAAACAAGCCCAACAAGCCGTAAACGCCTTCATCAGAGAAAGAGACCGCGACTTACCATGTATCTCGTGCGGAACGCTCACGTCTGCTCAGTGGGATGCCGGACATTACCGGACAACTGCTGCGGCACCTCAACTCCGATTTGATGAACGCAATATTCACAAGCAATGCGTGGTGTGCAACCAGCACAAAAGCGGAAATCTCGTTCCGTATCGCGTCGAACTGATTAGCCGCATCAGGCAGGAAGCAGTAGACGAAATCGAATCAAACCATAACCGCCATCGCTGGACTGTCGAAGAGTGCAAGGCGATCAAGGCAGAGTACCAACAGAAACTCAAAGACCTGCGAAACAGCAGAAGTGAGGCTGCATGAATATCTACGAAAGAATTGATGGCAGCAAATACCGAAATATTTGGGTAGCTGGCGACCTGCACGGATGCTACACGAACCTGATGAACAAACTGGATACGATTGGATTCGACACCAAAAAAGACCTGCTCATCTCGGTTGGCGATTTGGTTGATCGCGGTACAGAGAACGTCGAATGTCTGGAATTAATCACATTCCCCTGGTTCAGAGCTGTGCGTGGAAACCATGAGCAAATGATGATTGATGGCTTATCAGAGCGTGGAAACGTTAATCACTGGCTGCTTAATGGCGGTGGCTGGTTCTTTAATCTCGATTACGACAAAGAGACTCTGGCTAAAGTTCTTGCCCATAAAGCAGAAGAACTTCCGTTAATCATCGAACTGGTGAGCAAAGATAAAAAATATGTCATTTGCCACGCCGATTATCCTTGTGATAAATACGAGTTTGGAAAGCCAGTTGATCATCAGCAGGTAATCTGGAACCGCGAACGAATCAGCAACTCACAAGACGGGATCGTGAAAGAAATCAAAGGCGCGGACACGTTCATCTTTGGTCATACGCCAGCAGTGAAACCACTCAAATTTGCCAACCAGATGTATATCGATACTGGCGCAGTGTTCTGCGGAAACCTCACATTGATTCAGGTACAGGGAGAAGGCGCATGAGACTCGAAAGCGTAGCTAAATTTCATTCGCCAAAAAGCCCGATGATGAGCGACTCACTACTGGCCACAGTTTATTGGTTTTCGTAACTGAGTCATTTTATTATTTTATTGCAACTTTTAATCTTTTATAGTGCGAAATAAATGGAGCTGGCATTCATTTCGCACTTTATGTTTTTGTTGGACTTATGTTATTTTGATTGAATTCAATTCAGTTAAAAAAAGAAGGTGATTGCTCCATTTATAAATGAATAGTCATCCCCTGTCTTGAATTCTGATGTTACTTTATTAAATGCTAGTGTGAAGGCTACAGGTGCATACCCAATTGTTGCGCCAACTTGATATTCATCAACAGTTTTGTTTAGCGATACTGTTGTTTGTTTCGTCTGTATTGTTTTTCCTTCGAGAGTATAGTTGCGATTGACATCTCGTCTTTCCATACCTGCAAAAATCTTGTATTTGAATCCGCTTGTATCGGACATATGCATTAAACCACGGGGAGCCAGCAGACCAAAGCCATTATCCGAATTGAAGGTTTTATCATTACCAATGGCAATGGTTGCGCCATATGCTACATATTGAAATAAGTTTCCAGTAACAGCAGAAACTTCAGGGTATAATCCAACATTAGCACCTAAAATATCCATACTTGGTGTCATGGATAGCATCCCTTTTACAGTATAACCGTAGCGATTCTCTATTTGATCATCCCATGCATGATATTTTTCTGCCCCAATAATCTCATGAGCTTTATTTTGTACTTTCTGACCGCCTGCGTCGGGGCCAACAACACCTATGTCAGTACCTAATCGATAGCGAATCCAGTCATTCGCAAGGGAGTTCCATTCAATACCAGTGTGAGTGTATGCACTAAAAGCTCTGTCTCCAGTTACGGCTGTGTTGTGTCTTTTATTACTGCCTGATGGAGAGTAAATATCTTGCGCAATATGGAGAGATAATTGGCTCGAGTCTGAGATATCGTGGCTATATCCCAGAAATAAGCCTTGTGAGTAATCATCTCTGTTTTCATGTTTATTGCCATAAATATCATTAAGTATTGGTTGAAACTTCCCTGCATCATCATTTGCTAATGATAATGCAAGGCTGTTCGCGATAGCTGAACACGTGGTAAATGACAGAGCAATAAAGACGCCAGCGATGACACTTTTTTTCATATGTTATTGTCTTCCTTTTTTTTGAATGGTGCGCGTATTTTACATACATGAGTTTGTAATACAAGGTGCGTAATCAATATGATGTTTTATAATTGCGTGAGACAATTGATTTATTTGTTTTTTATTGTGGTTTTTATTATCTTTTAATGTAACGGTGTTTTTATTAAGTGTGTTTGCGTGGTGTTTTATGTTTTTTTATAATTTTTATTTTATTAAATTTAAATGCATTAGTAATGGCTATTCTATATAGCAATATAAGAACTGTTACAAAAAAAGGGGGGGCAATTACAGGTAGTTATGGATGATGAGTGAAACAGATATTGGAGAACCGGGGAATGAATGATGTCTGAGTCTTATATATCAGAACTCCTTCGCTGTCGCTGGGGGCTCCTGTGCTTATGTCGTTTCCCCGATTCGGTTTTGAACGATTACCGAATGTTGAAGAATTATGCCAAAATATAGAAAGGATTTACTGCATGAATACCCAATATTTACAGTATGTTCGTGAGCAACTTATGGCAGCTACTGCTGACTTGAACGGAGCAACGAAAGGCCAGCTCGAAGCCTGGCAGGAGCATGCACAATTTGATACTGGTACATACAAACGAAAGAAGCCGCGCATTCTGGATGTGGTAACTGGCAAGATGATTACGCGGGATAATACGCCGACTTCCGGTAAGCAGTCGTACGCAAAAGGTTCATCCATTGCTTTGGTCAGCCCGGTTGAATTCTCAACCTCTTCATGGCGCCGCGCGGTTTTGTCTCTCGATGAACATCAGAAAGCATGGTTGCTTTGGTGTTACAGCGAAAGCGTTCGATGGGGGCATCAGGTCACCATAACGCAATGGGCATGGAGCGAGTTTAAAGATTTGTTAAGTAACAGAAAAATTGCAGGTAAGACACTGGATCGCCTGAAGACGTTAATCTGGCTGGCTGCACAGGATGTGAAGAGCGAACTTGCAGGGCGTGAGGCCTATGAATACCAGACACTGGCATCATTGGTGGGAGTGACAACAAAAAACTGGTCCGAGACATTTACTGAACGCTGGGTTGCAATGAAGCACATTTTTCTACAGCTTGATAGTGATGCTTTATTGCTTGTGACGAGAACACGTTCAAAACAAAAGGCAGCATTTTTACAGCAAAATATTGCAAAACTGGATTAAAAGCCATATACTTCATGCAAATTTGGTATGTTGTAAAAAATGTATAAACCCGCTGCCGAGTGGGTTTTTTTTATGCCCTGAGTTGTACTTGTACGGTAAACATGCTGGCTGCTATGTAATAGAGTTTTTTTAGCCTGTAACCTCTTGACGGCATTGAATTGCTTTTGTTATGAGTTGTAAGCCAATGTTATCATCTTGTATTGGGGTGGTTATGAAGGATGGTGCGCTGCTCAGGAGTTCTTCACTTTTTATTGCCTACATGGGATGCCTTGGATGGGGGAGTGCTTATTTCTATGGATGGGGTACTTCTTTTTACTACGGCTTCCCATGGTGGATTGTAGGTGCAGGTGTTGATGATGTTGCCAGAAGTTTATTTTTTGCAGTTATCGTCATTGCTATATTTCTTATCGGTTGGGGTATTGGTGTTGTATTCTTTTTCGCAGTGAAAAGAAAACATTCTATGCAAGAGCTAAATGTATTTCGCCTTTATTTTGCTGTGGAATTATTGTTTGTGCCGGCAATTATTGAGTTTTCTATATTGAGACAGAAGATTCAGGTACCTCTTTTGCTACTGTCAGCAGCGATTGCGCTGGCGGTTACAATTTCGATAAGATCTTATGGGCGATTTTTATCGGTATCATGCTTCTATGATAAGCCATTTATAAAAAAACATTTTTTTGAGATTGTGATGATTGCTTTTGTGGCATATTTTTGGCTTTTTTCATTTCTGACAGGATATTACAAACCACAGTTTAAGAAAGAATATGAAATGATTAATTATAATGATGGTTGGTATTATGTTCTTGCTCGTTATGATAATTGTCTGGTTTTGTCTACTTCTTTCAATGCAGGTAGTAAAAGGTTTGTCATTTATCAATCAGCACAAGATAAGAATCTTCAGGTTGATATTGTAAGGACCAGAATTTAATTGGCTGCATAAATAATATTTTAAGTTGCAAGTTGGCTATTCGTAGGAATAGAACCTTAGGCATGCTGAATGCGTTTTCTGAACATTGTTTTATAAACTGTGTCTGCTTGCTGTTGTGATCCTGCTTTTAGTGATGGTGATGATGGATTTCACCAGCAGGATAATGTTGGTACTGACTGATGGCGCTCTGGTCTGCGGCATTGTGGTATTGCTGTGGCCGATGATGAAAGAACAGAATGAATAATTCTTGACTTTTTTGTTTACTGTTTATTAAAAAATCAACCGCATGGTGAATCCTCCTTGGAGGGGCTAAATGATCGAGTTTTAAGGGCACGTAGCGAGTTCTGTTTGATCATTGCAGAACTTAGCGGGAGGCGCCATGCGTACATCACTAGTGTTATTCCTTTTATCATTTTCCTTGTGAGTTCTGGCTGCGCATTGCGCAGCCTTTTTTTTATGACCTGCCACTGGCAGATGGTCATCCTGTGATTTGATTCCGCTTCCGGCTTTTTAACTCTGTTCCTCTACACGGGAGAAATTCGATGTCGATTAAACATTACGATGTTGTCAGGGCGGCGTCGCCGTCAGACCTTGCGGAAAAGCTGACACACAAACTGAAAGAGGGCTGGCAGCCATACGGCGGACCGGTTGCCATTACGCCGTACACACTGATGCAGGCGGTGGCTATTGAAGGAGAGGCACAGGTCGGCCCTTCATCTGAGCCGGATTGGTACTACGTCATCGTACTGGCCGGGCAGTCCAATGCCATGGCTTACGGTGAAGGGCTTCCGCTGCCGGATTCATACGATGCTCCGGATCCGCGCATTAAACAGCTGGCGCGCCGCAGTACAGTGACGCCGGGCGGGGCTGCCTGCAGATATAACGATATTATTCCGGCTGACCACTGTCTGCATGATGTGCAGGATATGAGTACGCTGAATCATCCGAGGGCTGACCTGAGCAAAGGGCAGTACGGCTGTGTCGGTCAGGGTTTACATATTGCCAAAAAACTGCTCCCGTATATCCCGAATAACGCGGGGATCCTGCTGGTACCATGCTGTCGTGGTGGTTCGGCATTTACCCAGGGCGCGGAGGGGACATTCAGCGAGTCCACGGGGGCCAGTCAGGATTCGGCACGCTGGGGGGTGGGCAAGCCGTTATATCAGGATCTGATTTCCCGCACAAAAGCGGCATTGCAGAAAAATCCCAAAAACGTTCTGCTGGCCGTCTGCTGGATGCAGGGTGAGTTTGACATGAGCGCCGCCACCTACGCACAGCAACCTGCGCTGTTTACAGCCATGCTGACGCAGTTTCGTGCTGACCTCTCTGTGTTTAACGCGCAGTGTCATGGTGGCAGTGCTGCAGATGTGCCGTGGGTTTGTGGTGACACGACGTATTACTGGAAAAATACATACGCTACCCAGTACGACACCGTGTACGGCGGGTATAAAAACAGGGAGAGTGAGGGCGTTTATTTTGTGCCCTTCATGACAGACGGTAACGGCGTCAATACCGCCACTAACGCGCCGGCAGAAGATCCGGATATTCCGGCATCAGGATATTACGGTGCGGCATCGAGAACGAATGGAAACCAGGTATCATCAAACCGCCCGACACATTTCAGTTCATGGGCGCGCAGGAGCATTATTCCGGATCGTCTGGCAACCGCTATTCTGAACGCAGCCGGGCGCACCTCAGCCTTCATCAGTGGTAAGGCACCGGAAATCAAACCCTCGCCCGGCGGCAACACGCCATCGGGGCCGTCTGAAGATGCATCCATACGCACAATCTCCCTGATGCCGACAGCCGGAGATGCTGCTGCGCAGGGCTGGACCATTAAGGACGGCGGAATTCAGTTGTCAGATGGTGTATTTAAGATCACCAAGCAGAGCAATAAAACCTGGTCCCTGATGCATCCGGTGGATGACGCAATTACCCTGCTGACACAGGGCGGCAGACTGACCTGTAAGTTCCGCCTCTCAGGCGCACTGACCAACAATCAGTTCGGGCTGGGGATTTATCTGTATACGGACGCTCCCGTTCCTGATGGTGTGGCGATGACGGGTACCGGTAATCCGTTCCTGATGTCGCACTTCACTCAGACCACTGACGGCAGAGTGAATCTGATGCATCACAGGAAAGCCGGAAACACGAAGCTGGGGGAGTTCGGCGATTACGGTAACGACTGGCAGACGCTGGAGCTGGTGTTCACCGCCGGCAGTGCCACGGTTACTCCGAAACTGAATGGAGTGGCTGGCCCGGCATTCCAGGTCATAAAAGACAGTCTGACACTGGGGCTGAATGCGCTGACGCTGACGGATATTACCAAAAATGCAGCGTATGGTGTTGAGATAGAAAGTCTGGTGCTGGAGATAAATGCACCGGCAGCATAATAAAAAAAGCCAGCGCCCACTCTGAAGGACGCTGGCTAAAACGGGTAGATGTACTTCACATGATACTTATACTTGGCAGTACATTTTCTGACAGACAGTGACGGATGTTGTCAAGATATTGTGTCATTTATAACCTGAATCAGGGGTTGGCCGGAATGTTATCTGGCATTTTTAGCAGAGCCTGAATGCCATAATCACGGCTCCCGGCGTTGGCCGTCAGTGGGTGACACTGGCGGCTTTTTTGTTTTTCTTTACTTTCATTTTCTGTCGGCGGTGACGGAGACATACATCAGATGGAAAAAATCACAACAGGTGTGTCATACACCACGTCAGCGGTGGGGACGGGATACTGGTTACTGCAGCTGCTGGACAAAGTCTCTCCGTCCCAGTGGGTGGCAATAGGTGTGCTGGGGAGTCTGCTGTTTGGCCTGCTGACGTATCTGACAAACCTTTATTTCAAGATTAAAGAAGATAAGCGTAAGGCTGCGAGAGGTGAATAATGTCGCCGTCATTACGCAAGGCTGTTGCTGCTGCTATTGGTGGTGGGGCTGTTGCCATAGCGTCTGTGCTCATCACTGGTCCGAGTGGTGACGATGGCCTGGAAGGTGTCAGCTACATACCATACGAAGATATCGTTGGCGTATGGACTGTATGTCACGGACACACCGGAAAAGACATCATGCCCGGTAAAACGTATACCGAAGCAGAATGCAAAGCCCTCCTGAATAAAGACCTTGCCACGGTCGCCAGACAAATAAACCCGTACATCAACGTCGATATACCGGAAACAACGCGCGGCGCTCTTTACTCGTTCGTTTACAACGTGGGCGCTGGCAATTTCAGAACATCGACGCTTCTTCGCAAAATAAACCAGGGCGATATCAAAGGCGCATGTGATCAGCTACGGCGCTGGACATACGCTGGCGGTAAGCAATGGAAAGGGCTGATGACTCGCCGTGAGATTGAGCGTGAAGTCTGTTTGTGGGGGCAACAATGAGCAGAGTAACCGCGATTATCTACGTTCTGGTCATCTGCCTCATCGTCTGCCTTTCATGGGCTGTTAATCATTACCGTGATAACGCCATCGCCTACAAAGAGCAGCGCGATAAAGCCACATCCATCATCGCTGATATGCAGAAGCGGCAACGTGATGTAGCAGAACTTGACGCCAGATACACAAAGGAGCTTGCTGATGCTAATGCGACTATCGAAAGTCTCCGTGCTGATGTTTCTGCTGGGCGTAAGCGCCTGCAAGTCGCCGCCACCTGTGCAAAGTCAACGACCGGAGCCAGCGGCATGGGCAATGGAGAAACCCCAGGACTTACAGCAGATGCTGAACTCAATTATTACCGTCTCCGAAGTGGAATCGACAGGATAACCGCGCAGGTTAACTACTTGCAGGAGTACATTAGGACGCAATGCCTTCGATGATAGCGATAATTTTCCCATTATCTTTCATATGCGTGATTTTAGTTAGTTTTAGTCGCAACACGAATAAAACAGAGAACCACCCGCTATACGAGTGGTTCTGATTTACACTTTTGAAACTAAAAGCTAAATACTTGAGCAAGAACAGCTAACGCTGCGCAAAAAGCAGCCCGTTTATTCCATTTACTTTGTATTTCAATGGCTTTAAAACAACCCAGTGATGAGAAACTGCCTTGTTCCGTTTTTGGTGGGTGTTCTTTGGAAGATGCAAAACATGAAATAATCCAAAAAATGGCGGAAAAAATTCCAAAAATTATTGAAGGCAAATGATGCTCTTTCAAAAACTCCATGACTTAACTCTCTTAAAAGTTGCTAAACATCGCTCGCAAACAAGAAAGAAAAGTTCTGTTGCGAGCACTCCACAATTTAAACGCCACACAAGCAGCTATTAGGTGGACGGTTCCAAGATTGCTATCAACTGCCACCCGAATACCGTCAAAACTTGACGTCCAACCAAGAATTATTGAGTTGTAAACTCAACGCAATGATCTGGTTGGTATAAATGTGACATATGTCATGAATCGACTAGTTGAGATAGTCAAGATGGGCTTGCTTGACATCATCACCACAACCGGAGCCAACAATGGCAGATTGCGTTACCCAGATTTGATAAAGGCATTTTAGCCTGACATAACTATGCACTGTATCGTCGCCGTATTCCCGCATCAACAGAGACCACAGCCCGAGAGGGAGACTCCTCTGCGCGAGTGTGCGGGGATAATCAAAAACGATACACACCGGGGTTTACCGTGTTAACGGAGCGCGGCGTTGTCCCCTCATGGTCGCTGGTCCGGTGCGATGGTGGAAGAAACCGGACGATGTGTTACCTCGCAAGCTCTGTTATGTCATGTGTCTGATTTGTGATTTAAGTCGGATAATTGTCATTGCCATTAAGCAGAGGATTGATGACCGACAGGGCTGCATTGTTAGAATAAGACTTATTCTTATCTATGCCGGGAATAAAAATGAAAAGAAATCTTCCGTTAATTATTTTGTTGTCTTCTTTGGTTATGGGCTGTACGCAACATAAAACAGATATGCCTCGACAGTTGGTTAAGGCATTACCACAATATCCGGCCTATGCCGCGGCAAATTATATAAAGGGACGGGTTGATGTGAAGTTTGATATTGGTGCTGATGGTACTGTCACCCGAATTGAGTTTATCCGTTCAGAGCCGCACCATCTGTTTGATGAGCAGGTTGTAAAGGCGATGGCAAAATGGCGATTTGAGAAGGACAAGCCGCGTAAAGGCGTGAAGAAAACATTTATCTTTAGTCCTTCAGCACCCTGATTATTTTATCAGAAGTTAATTATCACTCTGTTGCTATTCAGTACATCCCTGCAGGGTAAAGTCTTGTTTCGCCGGATATGAAGATGAAATATTGTTAGAAGACAGTAGCTACCGGTTCCTGTAACCGAACGTTCATTTCTCGTTATTTTTCATGCTGGCCGGGCGCAGGTGCTTTGCATTTGTTGCCAGCCTTCTCCTGCAGGCTTCAATAACCCATGCCGAAAAATTACCCGATCCCTTACGTTCAAGGGCAATATGGATTTGATTAATCATCTGGTTTGGGAAGCTTTATTTTTTGATGACATTGTGTTTTTCCGTGTTCAGTGCTGCTGATTTGTATTGTCTTAAGATGTCTTTACGTTAAGTTGACACAGATCAATTAATGCATGACTTGGACAAAATTGATTATTTGTCGTGGTTTTATGGTGTACGTGGGATGTGTGATGGTATTTATATAAATGATAATTATTATCATTTTATTGGGTCCTTTCCGGCGATCCGGCAGGCTACGGGGCGGCGACCTCGCGGGTTTTCGCTATTTATGAAAATTTTCCGGGATCCATGTCCGGTTTCTCTTCAAGTTAACTATATGAAAAATATAAAAACAGGTCTTCTGTGAACCGGACATGAACAAAAAACAGACATGTAAACCGGACATGACCGGTTTTGTTGTGATTGTGAGGTGAGAGTTTTTGCGAGGTGAGGAGTGGCTACGCAGACTGAAGTTGCCAGGCATTTAAGTCTGACCGATCGCCAGCTTCGCAGATTGCAGAAATTGCCGGGTGCCCCGATATCGAATAAGCGAGGGCAACTGGATCTGGATGCCTGGCGCGATTTTTACATATCGTATCTGAGGAGAAGTAAAAACGATGTGCCTGATGGCGATAGCGAAGACGACTATGAGG